TGGTTACAGAGTAACGGCACCAGAGGGTTATGTTGCAATCAACAGTACAGCAGGTGCAGTTAAATTTGTAGATAGATTAGAATTTAGTAGGCAAAACTTTACTATGCCAAAGGGTTGGAATTAATGAAGACATTTAAACACTTCTATTTTGAGGCAATAAACGGACCTAAAATCATTATGATAGGTGGTCCTGGTTCTGGTAAATCTACCTATTCAGATATTATTAAGAAAGAATTAAATATACCCCACATTTATACAGGTGAAATGTTAAGAGCAATCTCAAAAACAAATACACCGGATGGTAAAGAAGTAAAAAGATTATTAGACCAAGGTAAATTTGCACCAACACCTTTGACAATTAAGATAGTAAAACAAAGGTTAGAAAAACCAGATGCACAAAAAGGTTATATCTTTGATGGTTTTCCTAGAAGTGTTGAACAAGCAAAGATGATGGAAGAACAAGGTATTGAGTATGACTATGTAATAAATCTTGTCGTACCAGAAGAAGAAATTATAAAAAGATTGACAGCAAGAGGTAGAGAAGACGACAAACCAGATATTATTAAAAAAAGATTGGCGACTTACGAAAAAGAAACTAGACCTTTATTGCAGTATTATAAGAAAGAAATAATAAATATTAAGGCATACGGTGATACACCTGAAAGTATTGCTAAAGAAATAATAAACAAGGTAAAGAAATGAAGACATTTGACCAGATAAGATATCAAGACTTAACAGAGGGTGTTTATGATAAGAACATCTTTAAGGCTTTCTTTTTAGCTGGTGGTCCAGGTTCTGGTAAATCATTTGTAACAACTAGTGCATTTGCTGGTTCAGGTTTAAAAGTTATAAATTCAGATAATGCATTTGAAAGAGGTATTAAAAAGGCAGGTCTATCATTGAAAATGCCTGATAGTGAAGCAGATGCTAGAGATATGGTTCGTGCCAGAGCAAAGGCAACAACTAGTAATATGTTAGACTTAGCATTAGCGGGTCGTTTAGGTTTAGTAGTTGATGGTACTGGTAGAGATTACGATAAGATTTCTTATCAAGTAAGAGCATTGAAAGAATTAGGTTACGATGCCCATATGATATTTGTCAACACATCTTTAGATGTTGCATTGCAAAGAAATCAAATGAGAAGTAGAACAATACCAGAATATATTGTAACTAGAAGTTGGAATGATGTACAATCAAATATTGGTAAGTTTCAAAACCTATTTGGTCCTAGTAACATGGTAATTATTGATAACAATATATCAGATAAAGAATTAACAACACAAACAATGACCAAAGTAAGTAAAGCAGTTAACAGAATGCTTAACAATCCAATCAAATCTTATACAGCTAAAAGATGGATTGCTACTGAACTAAGGAACAAGAGAAGAAAATGAAAAAGTTTAGAGAAGTCATAGAAAGTATTATTGATATACCAAGACGGACATATGCACCGGCTGTATTCAATGATGCAGATACCAATGACCCTAAAATTAAACCAAGTGTTAAGGCACAGATAGAGAAACAGTTAAAGGTATTTGAGAGTGAATATCCTGTACTACAGTATTCTTTAATTGGTTCTATTTTAACTAAACGATATAGAAATGATGCAGATTTAGATATCAATGTATTGTTTGATGTGCCATTAGGTCAAAGAGAAGACGAAAGAGTTAGACTTTCTAAGAAGTATTTGTCTGCCTCAAATCCTGATAACATTCAAGGTAAAGTAATACCTGGTACAGAACATCCAATCAACTATTATTTTATTACAGACAAAGCAACTTACGATGACCAAAACAGAAAGGCAGATGCCGTTTTTGATATTGAAAGAGATGTGTTTGTAAAAAGACCAGAAGATTTTGTATTTGATGTTGACATGTACATTGGCCAGTTTACTAGAAAAGTCCAAGAACTTGATGTAGTTAAAGGTGAATTAACAAGAGATATCATTGACTACAATGAATTAAAAGATTTATCATCAAACGATGTTCTAAACTTACAAGATAAAATTAAAGATAAGTTAGAAGAAATCGAAGATGACTTACGAGTTATCATTAGAATTGGTGATGGTGTTGATACAGATAGAAGAGCTGCCTTTGATACAGATATGGCACCAGATGAGATTAGAGATTACGGTGTAAAGAATAGACTACCTAAAAATGTTATCTACAAAATGTTAGAGAAATATCACTATCTAAAATTCTACAAGAAGTGTAAAAAGATTTTAGAAGATGGTATTGTGACTGATAAAGAAGTACAAGATTTAGAGATGCACGAGGCAACTAAAAAGTCTGTTGCGTTTGCATTTGGTAGATTTAATCCACCTACAATTGGTCACGAAAAACTTATTAATAAAGTCAAGTCACAACCTACAAACGATTACAAAATATATCTAAGTAGAAGTGAAGACCCTAAAAAGAATCCATTATCTCCTAGAGATAAGTTATCTATTATGAAGAAGTTGTTTCCTTCTCATGCAAGAAATATAGAAATCAACGCAACGAACATGGTACTTGACCTTGCAACAGACCTTTACAAAAAAGGTTATACAGATTTAACTATGGTTGCAGGTTCAGATAGAGTAAGAGAATTTGAAACTATCTTAAAGAAATACAATGGTGTAAAATCCAGACACGGTATGTATGACTTTGAAAATATTAAAGTAGTATCTGCCGGCGAAAGGGATCCTGATGCTGAGGGTGCCACAGGTATGAGTGCTTCTAAGATGAGAGCTGCGGCTGCCAAAGGTGACCTTGCAAATTTCAAAAAAGGTTTACCTGGAAATGCAGATGCAACTACTATTATGAAACAAGTTAGAAGAGGTATGAAATTATCTGCCTCATTTGGTGGTGCAGCCGCTCATATTGGCCTTGCACAGAAACCAATTGCAAGTTTAAACGAATTCGAACAACAACAAATTAGAGACCTATACATTAGAGAAGTAATATTCAATATAGGTGACAGTGTAAAATATGTTAAAGAAAATGTTGAAGGTAAAATTGTAAGAAAAGGTACTAATTACATTGTTGTAGAAGATAATAAAAACAACTTACATAAAGCATGGATTTGGGATTGTATTCCAGAGGTCAGCGATAGGGAGGTTCAAATGAGAGAACACAATTTAGATATTGATTATGGATTTGAAGCCGTATCTGAGGTACAAGAAGATATGGATGCTCAACCACAAGACAAAGATGTAAAGAAAAAGAAAGGTACACAGCCTAAAAAGTATTATAAAGACATGTCTAAAGATACTAAAAACAAAAGAGCTGATTACTTTAAGTAAAAAAGATACTACGAAAAATGATAATAAACCAGCACCAGGTGACAAAGATGCTGAAACTAAACAAAGTATTCATACTAAAAAGTATAAGAAAATGTTTGGAGAGTTACGACAAGAACTACAAGATGCATGTTGGACAGGTTACAAAAAAGTAGGTATGAAGAAAAAAGGTGACAAAATGGTACCTAATTGTGTACCAGAAGAGATGAGTGTAGAAGATGCGATGAAAGTAGATGGTTATATACCAGAGTCCTACGAGATTGGCCATGATTACGCTAATCATACTAAAGATATTACACCTGGAGAGAAGTCAGATATGGCACCTGTTGATGCAAAATTAAGAGGCACACCTAATGACCCCAAATCTATTGGTAAAAAAGATGTAAAAGAATGGGCATCTTCAGATGAAACAATTAATAAATATAGGGAACGATACAAAGAAGAATGGCGTAACAGACTAGATGAAGTCGTTTCAAAGATGATAGAGAAACTATAATGAAAACATTTAAAGAATTCGAAAATATAGATGAGAGTTGTGAAGAGTGCATCTTTGAGCATGAGCTTGAGGGTTTACAAGAAGCAGAGTATCAAGGTAAAAAAGTAAAATTAAATGACCCGATTAGAGGTGGTAGTAAAAAGTTTTATGTGTATGTTAAGAATGACCAAGGCAATATTGTCAAAGTGTCTTTTGGCGACACAACTGGATTGAGTATTAAAAGAGATAATCCGGCTCGAAGAAAATCATTCAGAGCCAGACATAACTGTGATAATCCAGGTCCTAAATGGAAAGCTAGATACTGGTCGTGTTATCAATGGAGAGCGGGAGCAAAGGTAGACAACTAAAATGAGCAGATATAGACAAACATTTACAGAGGCGATGCAACAAGTAGCGCTGACTGAAAAAGAAGTAAG